ACCGCGCGACCGCACGGGATTCGGGACCGCGATGAAGGACCGCCGGGACGGTGCTGATATCACCGTCCCGGCGGAATGGAGCGGGCGAAAGCCCACATTCACAGGAGGAAGACATGGCAGAAACGGTCATACAGTTCAAGAAGGAGGCGCCGCCGCAAACCGGCGGCTTCGTGGAAACCGATACCGCCCGCGCCATCGCGCGCGCCCTGCGCCGCGCCAAGGCCAAGTCGAAGCTCACCATGGTCGCGGGTGCTCCGGGAAGCGGCAAGACGGATGCTTTGCATCGGTTTCGCAGCGAGGCGCCCGATATGCTGGTCTACACCGCCGTGTCCGGTGAAGGTGGCGTGTTCAACCTCGCCTGCGGCCTGTGCGACCTGGTGGGCGTCAAGCGGCCCAAGAGCACGGACGTTGCCGACGCGCGGCGCCGCATCGCCGCAGAGATCGGGCCGGGCGGCTTCCTGATCATTGACGAGGCGCAATACCTTGTGCAGCGCAATCCCAAGGGGCGGGACAACCCCGAGGCGTTGGATTGGGCGCGCGGGGTGGCGGAGGAAGGCTTCTTCGGGCTTGCCCTGGTCGGAGACCTGTCGCTCCGAGACGCGGTGGCCGACATGCCGCAGCTCGACCGGCGGGCGCATCCCCGCGTGGTCGTGGAAAGCGTTCCGCAAGAGGACGTGGCGGCGCTCTGTCAGGCGCGCGGACTGACCGACCCGAAGGTGATCGCAGCTCTTGCCATCAAGGCGCGCCGTCTCGGCGGGCTCGGCTATGTGGAGGCCATTCACGAGGACGCGCGGGACATGAGCGATACCGGAACACCCGCGCTCGAAGACTATCTCGCGGCGATGAAGCTCTTCGAGGAGGGGTGCCGGTGATGACCGATCACGCTACGTTCGATGATGCACATCTTACTGACCATGAATGGCGGCTAAAAATGGCCGCTGAAGGGAAAGCATTATACCTCCCCGGCAAGACCGTAGAGGAAATGCTTGCGGAGGATGAGAAGAGGAAAGCGGACGCCATGGTGAAGCATCACCGGGTGCAACTCGATTTCAACCGCGACGAACTTGAACGGATGACGGCGGCGGCAAATGGCGCCGAAATATACCTCTGGGAAGCAGCCTGCGCCTTTGAATTGTTGGCGCAGGGGATCAACAAAGGTGCTTTCAGCGGCAGTGATAGCCGACTTGGCGTGACCCTCGATCTTTTGGGAATGGCGCTACGCCAACGTTCGGAGACCGCCGGAGAAGAGCTTTCGAAACTCGGGCGCAAGCTCAAGGATGCCCCCCGCGAGAGCTTGGACATTTCCCCGAAAAGCAAGAAGGAGGCCGCAAAATGACCATCAGCGACAACCAGCGCAAGCTCTTCTGGGTGGCTGCGCGCAAGCTGGGATGGACGGACGCGCAGCTTCGGCCCGCACTCGCGCAGATCGCGGGCGTGGTCAGCGTGAATGACCTGGACAACGATGGCTTCGACGCCATGATGGGCTTCTTCGAATACTGCGGCTTCACGCCCTTGACCGCAAAGGGCGCCGACTACGGCAAGCGTCCTGGCATGGCGAGCTTCGCGCAGATTGAGCTGATCCGCGTGCTCTGGTCCGAGTACACCCACCGCAAGGCCGGAGAGGATGAGCTGAACAAGTGGCTGGTCAACAAGTGGGGCATTTCCAGCCTGCGCTTCCTCACCGCCGTGAATGCGCGAAAGATGATCGCGGCGCTGAAAGCGATGAAGGCCCGCGCCGCCTAAATCGGCGAGGTAAAGCAAGACAGCGGGGCGGCGCGGAAATGCGCCGCCCCTTCGCGTTTCGCCACACAGCGCCGGAGAGGCTCGCAGAGCGGCGTTGCACGCTGTGGGCCACCCTGCCCGGAAAAAAGGCGAGACGGGTATTAAATAGGGGTTTAATTTCGCTCGCACGGCCCAGTGCGGGGCTGTGGCGCGGGAAACAACCGCAAGTCCGATCCTGAACCGGGCGGCGGCGCTGAACCTAGCGTGTAAAGCTTCCCCATGTTTTCCAACTTCCGGCATTCCTAGCCTGACTTCCGAGAACAGAGGAACCCGCGCAACCGGCGCGACAGGAACGGAACCCGCGATGCTGATCAACGCCACAAATCTCAACCTGGTCTATGACGGCTTCAAGTCCGTCTACACCGACGCCTACCTTGCCGCCGAAGTCCATTGGGACAAGGTTGCCATGGCAGTTTCGAGCGAAGGCGCAAGCGAGACCTACGGCTGGCTTGGCCAGCTTCCCCAGCTTCGCGAGTGGATCGGCCCGCGCCACGTGAAGAACCTCACGGCGCATGGCTTCACCATCGAGAACCGGAAGTTTGAAAGCACGACTTCCATTCCGCGCGACAGCATCGCCGACGACAAGCTGGGCGTCTTCAAGCCCGCCTTCTCGGAGATGGGCCAGCTTGCCCGCACGCATCCCGAGGAACTCGTGTTCGGCCTGCTCGGCGCCGGGTTTACCACCACCTGTTTCGATGGCCAGAACTTCTTCGACACGGATCATCCGTCGAAGGACAAAAATGGCGCGGAAATCACCGTCAGCAACACCTCGACCGGCGCCGGTCCTGCATGGTTCCTCCTGGACACTTCGCGTGCGGTCAAGCCGATTATCTGGCAGGAGCGCGAGAAGTACGAATTCACCGCCCTGAACCGGCCCGACGATCAAAACGTGTTCCTCAATGACGAATATCTCTTCGGCGTCCGGGCGCGGGTGAATGCGGGCTTCGGCCTCTGGCAGCTCGCCTATGGCAGCACCGCGACCCTTGACGATACCGCCTATGCCGCCGCGCGCGCCGCGATGATGGGCTACCGCAGCGCCGAAGGGCGCCTCCTGGGCATCAAGCCGACGACACTCGTCGTGCCGCCGGCACTCGAAGAAGCCGCGCTCTACCTGCTGAACGCTGAGACGAAAGACGGCGGCGGCTCCAACCCCTACGCAAAGACGGCGGATCTGATCGTGACGCCCTGGCTTGAAGCCTGAGAACGGGAGACCCTGACATGGCAGCTTTGACCATGAGCGGCATCGTCACGACCCTTTGCGACCACGCCCTGCCCGCCGCGCCTGACTGGGTGCAGCTCGTCCCCATGGGCGAGATCATTACGCGCGACGGGCGGCAGTTCCTGAACGACGAACCCGAAGCAGTGCTCGAAGCCTTCGAAGCGGGCAAGATCGACCTGCCGATTGACTACGAGCACGCGAACGACAGGCCGGAGGCGAAGAACGCCGGGCCGGTTCCGGCAGCGGGCTGGATCAAGGAACTTGCCGCCCGTTCGGATGGTATCTGGGGCCGGGTGGAATGGACCGACCGGGCGCGCGCGATGATCGCCGCGCGCGAGTATCGCTTCCTCAGCCCGTCGCTTCTGCTGAACAAGAGCACGCACCGGATTACCCGCCTCAAGGGTGCCGCCCTGGTACACAATCCCGCGCTGCACATCACCGCCTTGGCATCGGAAGAGGACACCATGACGGAAACCGAAACGCTTCTGGAGAGCCTGATCAAGCTTCTGGGTCTGGACAAGGACACACCGCCCGCCGACATCCTTGCGGCGATGGAAAAGCGTCTTGCCGAAGGCAACAAGCCCGACCCCGAGAAATACGCGCCCGTCGAGGCGATGCGCGAGGCGCTGGCAGATCGCAACCGCGAGCTGGCAACGCTCCGCGAGGATCGCGCGCGGCGTAAGGTGGATGGCGCCTTCAAGGCGGGCTACCTGACTTCCGCCGGGCGCGGCTGGGCGCTGGAACTCTGCATGAAGGACGAGGCCAGCTTCGACGCCTTCCTGGCATCGACCACCCCGGCCTTCGCGCAACTCACCCGGCAGCTTGTTCCGGGGGGACCGCCGCCCGGGTCGCGCACCGATTTAGGGCCGGACTGCACTGCGGAAGTCGCACTTTTGAGCCAGCAACTCGGGGTAGCCCCGGGGCGCTTCACTCGGGATTGAGCTTGCCGCCGTGCGCGCGCCCAGTAAGCGCCCGGCGGTAAGGCCTCACAGGGATGGGGCCCAAGGGTCCGGGCATCTACTCAGCCCGGACCCGCCTTAGAGCGCGGAGGATGCTATGCGCTTGGAAGTGGGTACGAACGACATTGCTCAAATCCTTTCGAAGGCAGCGGATGAGGTCTCGGACCTCACTCCGCTAATGCAGAGCATTGGCGACTTGATGATAGCGAGTACCAAGAGCAACTTCGTCGATGGAACTGCGCCGGATGGAACCCCTTGGGCGCCGCGCAGCCAGACCACGCTAGATGCCTATGCGCGCCGCGGCGACAAGCCGGCGGGCGGTCCGCTGGTCGGAGTCACCAAGATTCTCTCGACCACAATCGACTACGAAGCCGGGCCGCAGTCCGTAGACTGGGGATCCAACAGGCTTTACGCCGCCGTGATGCAGTTCGGTGCGGCCCAGGGCGAATTCGGCGCACGCATCGGCAAAGACAAGAACGG